GCTTTGGCGGCGGGTATTGGAAAGGCTCAAAGGATGAGGTCACGCGCCAGCAGTTGGAGATTGCTGCTTTAAACGCAGCCGCCCGGCAGAAAGAGCAGGCGCTGGTCGCCGCCGTCACCACCCAAGCAACCAAACTTCAGAAAGCAAATCAAGATGCCAAACTTATTGCAAAAGAGCGGGATGCTGCTATTGCCTCTGGCGCTCTCAAGCTGCGGATTCCTGTCAAAACCCCCGTCTGCCCCGTACAAACCCCCGGAGATCCCCCCGCTCCCACCGGAGATAGCGTTCAAACAGGAGCCGAACTTGACGCAAAGACTGCTCAATCTCTTGTCGCCATTACAGACGACGGAGACAAAGCCATCCGACAGCTCAACGCCTGCATCGACGCATACAACGCCATCTACCAAACCTTAAGGAGTAAATGATGCAACTGACCGCCAACTTCTCTTTGCATGAACTGACCAAGTCCGAAACAGCCCTGCGCATGGGTTTTGACAACACCCCCGGTGAAGCCGAAACAGAAGCTTTGCGCCTGTTGGCTGAGAAAGTCCTTCAACCTGTGCGTGACCATTTTGGTAAGGGTGTCAAGGTGAACTCAGGGTTCCGCAGTGCGGAAAGTAATGCAGCAGTCGGAGGATCTCGTACCTCAGACCATGTCAAAGGCCAAGCAGCCGATATTGAGATACCCGGAGTCCCCAATGCAGACCTTGCGCAGTGGATCATGGATAACCTAGAATACACACAACTCATCCTTGAGTTCTACACCCCCGGCATACCTGACAGTGGCTGGGTGCATGTTTCGTATGACCCGAACAACCTGAAAAAACAGGAGTTGACCGCCATGAAGGTCGCTGGTAAAACGCAATATGTACCCGGACTTGTAGCCTAATCATGCCATTACAGAAACTCGCCTTTCGCCCCGGTGTAAACAGAGAAAACACCTCGTACGCCAACGAAGGCGGGTATTACGCTTCCAACAAGATTCGGTTCCGCTCAGGGCAGCCAGAAAAGATTGGCGGCTGGGCGGCAGACACTGGGGCGCTCACATCTGCGCTGAAGCCAACCACTGGCACGCTTTGGGGTGTTTGCAGGGGGATGTGGAACTGGCTTAATTTGGCAGGCTACAACCTGTTGGCGCTGGGTACAAACCTCAAGTACTACATCCAGAACGGCCCAAATGGTTTGGTGTACGACGTTACTCCGTTGCGCTTTACCACCGGCGCAGGTGAAGCCACATTTGCCGCAACCACTGGCTCGCCCATCATCACCGTCACAGACATCGCCCACGGTGCGCAGGCAGGGGACTTTGTCACATTCAGCGGCGCGGTATCTCTGGGCGGCAACATTACTGCCACCATCCTGAACGCAGAGTTTCAGATCACTACATATATCAGCTCCAACCAATACACCATCACCGCCTCTGTCAACGCAACCGCAGGAGATTCAGGTAACGGCGGCGCATCAGTTGTGGCTGCATACCAGATTACAACGGGCGTAGATATTTTTTCTTTGAACGTAGGCTGGGGCGCAGGCACTTGGGGTGGTATCGTTTTTGGTACGGCTACAAACCAGCTCAACGGGTCTATAAACAATTCAGTCACCACAATTACGGTGGACAGCACCAGTGCGTTTACAGCAGCCGGAAACATCCTGATCGACTCGGAAAACATTTCTTACACCAGTAAAAATTCAACTCAGTTCTTGGGGTGTACCCGTGGACTAAGTGGCACAGGCTCAGGAGCCGCCGCCTCCCATGCCGACAATGCAACAGTTACGCAATCCACCACATTCACGGGCTGGGGTTCCCCTGCGGCGACAGGCATTGGCATTCAGCTCCGCTTGTGGAGTCAGTCAAATTTTGGCGAAGACTTGATCTTTAACCCCCGTGGTGGTGCGCTGTACTATTGGGCGAACTCAACATCAGCCAGCACATTCAACCGAGGCCAATACCTTGGCCCAAGCACGGCGATTGTTACCAAGTCGGGAACAATTACCACCGACGCATACTGCCCGACAGTCGCCAACTTTGTCATGGTGTCTGATGCTTCAAGGTTTGTCCTTGCGTTTGGTGTCAATGACTACGGCAGCACAGTGCAAGACCCATTGTTGATTCGTTGGTCTGACCAAGAGAGTTTTGCCACGTGGTATCCGGCTGTTACAAACCAAGCAGGTAGCTACCGACTGAGTCATGGCTCGACCATCGTGACTGCCATGCAGACCCGCCAAGAGATTTTGGTGTTGACGGACTCAGCCATTTACTCCATGCAGTACCTTGGCCCACCCTACGTCTGGAGCTTCCAGATCATGGGCGACAACATATCAATTGCTGGGCCAAATGCGATAGCGACCGCTAACAACATCACCTACTGGATGGGTACGGACAAGTTCTACATGTACTCTGGTCGGGTACAGACACTGCCGTCCACCCTGCGGGAATTTGTGTTCAACGACATCAACCTTGAGCAGTCGTATCAGTTCTGCGCTGGTACAAACGAGGGTTACAGTGAAGTGTGGTGGCAATACTGTTCTGCCAACTCAACCGTGGTTGACCGCTATGTGATCTACAACCACTTGGAAAACACTTGGTACTACGGCGACTGGGACAACTACCAGAGCGTAAGCCAAGGCCGTACAGCATGGCTGGACAGCTCACTACGTGCCTACCCAATGGCAACCACATACGGCGTGGCAGGCGGTAACGCAAACGCACAGCTTCTGTACCACGAGAGCGGTGTAGACGACGGCACAGTCAACCCGTCCGTGCCAATTGTGGCGCAGGTCACATCTTCTGACTTTGACATTGGTGACGGGCATAACTTCGGGTTTGTTTGGAGATTGATCCCTGACTTGACCTTTGACGGCTCGAACGTGAACCAGCCGACCGCCATGTTCACAGTGCTGCCCCGCGCCAACTCTGGTGCGCCGTACGGCAACTCAAACAATCCTGACGTGGTCAGTACGCAGAACTATCAGAACCAAAGAACCTACGCCATCCAAGAGTTCACCCAGCAGGTGTATGTGCGGATTCGCGGTCGCCAGATGGCGTTCAAGGTAAGTTCGGACGAGCTGGGTGTCCAGTGGCAATTGGGTGTCCCACGCATCGACATCAGACCTGACGGCAGACGCTGATGGCAACAACCATCGTTAACCGCTATCGCCCAGTTGTTCAGCCGCGCCTGCCTGCGGCTCCAATGGAATACAGCGCCGAGTTTATCGAGCAGTACTCAAACATTTTGCGTCTGTACTTTAACCAGTTGGACAACCTGACAGGCGTTGTTTTGGGCGAGTCCGGCGGGCGGTTTATCCGCTTCCCATACGGGGCGTTTTCCAGCGATCAAGACCAGACCACAACGGCGAACACCGCCACGCTGATGACGCTCAACACCACGGACTTTGCCAATGAGGTGTCGATCAGTTCGTCCAAGATCACAGTGGTGAATGCTGGTATATACAACCTCCAGTTCAGCACCCAGTTTCAAAACACCGATAACCAACTGCAAGACATTAGCATTTGGCTGCGCCAGAACGGGACTGACATCCCGGGGTCTACAGGTTTTGTGTCTATTCCAGCGAAAGCCGGCGCTATAGAAGCGCATGAGATTGTTGGCTGGAACTACTATGTGTCCCTAAATGCAGGTGACTATATTGAAATCTATTGGTCAACTACTGATGCGGATGTAACCATTCAGGCATACCCAACTTCGGTAAGCCCAGTGCGTCCGGCTACTCAGTCCGTCGTAGCCACACTTTCATTTGTGTCTGCGCTCTCAACATGATAAAGTCCGTCAACCCCCAATCTACGAGGCAAAAATGAGCCTACAACACGCTGCAAAACACCTTGAAAAGCATGGTCGCAATGGCGATACGGTGCTTGTTCACATGTCCAAGGACGAGGTTAAGAGCTTGAATGACATCGCTATGGCGGGCGGCGGGCATCTAACCATCAATCCACACACAGGTTTACCAGAAGCTGGCTTTTTAAAAAGCTTGCTGCCAATGATTGCTGGTGCAGGCTTGATGGCGGTTTCTGGCGGAGCAATTAATCCAATGACCGCAGGATTGCTAGTTGGTGGTGGTACAGGGTTAATGACTGGAGACATCAAGAAGGGTTTGGTAGCTGGCTTGGGCGCTTATGGCGGCGCAGGTTTGGCAAGTGGTTTGGCAGCTTCTGGAACGCAAGCTGCTGCTTTAGAGCCTACAGCTACGGCGGCTTCCGCTACCCCAACGCCATCAATTATGACTCAAACGCCTATTGCCACAACAC